GCAAAGGCGTGTTATTAAACATATACTGTGGGTCAGCAGCGTCCATCATTTCATTGGTGACTTCGCTTGCCCTACCTTGAGCGCGTAGATTAAGAATTTCTTTAGCTATCCTAACGCCTGCGCTTATTGGTGTGCTTAATAAACCCATTACTTAGCCATTCGCTTCTTAACGGCTGCTGACAGGTCTTTCTTGTGGAACAGGTCTTTACTGGTGCTAGTGTGCCTAGCCCCTGTCATTGCCACGCCATTGGTCTTATGAGTAGCACCTTTGTGTTCAGTGCCATTCTTTAGATAATGCTTAACGCCTTTAGCCATTTTAATAACCCGATCTAACAGGCTTTTTTTTAGGCTTCTTTGCTGGCTTTTTCTTAGGCTTACTGGTCATCATAATGCACCTCCAAAATTGTTAGCGCATTATACCATACTATGCTAGTCCTTTAACATTGCGTTTTAACGCCCCTCGGTGCTTCTTCTTGGTACGTCCAAGATCACCAGCAGCGAATGCTTGGGCCATCTGTCGAAGTGCGTCAGCGGCCTCTGAGTGGCCCTCAGATTTATCTGGAATGTGGGACCACCGTTGTTCACTGTTAGACCATTTACGTCTGTACGCTTTTAGGTGATCTAGTCCTGCTGCACACTTAACATCATCAATCCATAAGTACGGGAACATATCGCTTGTTTGCTGAATGCCCCAGAGAATGTCTTGTATCCGTGGAACAATTCGCCAGTTAGAGCTAGGCATTAATTCTTTAAGCATTTGCTTGGGTGATTTGTTGGAGATCTGTCCTTGTCTCTTATGGTCAGCATCGTGCGGCAAGTACATATCTTCAAATACTAGATCAAGTGATTTAATCCACTTAACGGCATGGCTATATGACTCGCCCCAAGCCTCGTAGAAATCAATACACCTTAGCTCTAGGCCCACTTGCTGCACTACCCAAACTGCGCAGCCGTCTGATGCCCCAATATCCCAAAAAGTCATACAAGGATGAGCTTCAACTACAGGTAGCTTACCTATCCTTCCATCGACCTTAGCTTTGTTAATTTCACGTAACCAGAATGCTCCCTCTGGGAACTCTAAAAAGTCTCCCTCCCATACATGACCATATGTATCTGGACGCTGCTCTAGGTCTTCTAGGCGCTGCTTATTTAGAACATCTGGCATCCACGGGTTATCTTGCCAGCCTATCTTTGTGATCTTGCAGTCAGTAGGCGTGTTCTCGCGGAATCGTATGTTAGTCGCAGAAGTCTTAGATTGAGGATTCCATATCACCCATAGCTCACTGTTTTCTTCTCGGATAGAGGGCAGTAGCTTCATGTAAGCCTCTTCACTGACCGTTTCCGCTTCATCAATGAACGCCAGCAAGATACGGGCTTTAGACTTAATACTGTCGATGTTGCGGGTTAAGCCTGCAAAGCTGTAGTTAATCCGACCATCTTTACTGCGGATATAATGATCACCGCATTCATAGTAATTATTAAGAAAAGGCACAGCCTGTATTGCGTTTTTAATCTCTGCAAATGAGCTTTCACTGAGGCTATTCATGTACTGGCGCAGGCAGAGTATTTGACCACTTCGGCCCTCCATCCCAAACTTATACCCCCATACTGCGGTCATCATGGCAAAAGCTCTTGATTTAGCGCCACCCCTTCCACCATAAGCAGCACGTATTCTTGCTTCACCTTGAAATATAGGCACAAGTTTAGGCGGTAGCTCTAGGTTAATTTCAGACATTTATAAATTGCCCATCTCTTTTGCAACAAGGTTAATTACTGTTGGCGGGGTCATAGACCCATCACTGCTAGTTGTGTCCATCTTGTCAGTCTGCCCAAGCCAGTTCTTACCTAGCCATACAAGCATGGTTGCATTACCTTCCATAGCTGTTGAGTATTGGATGCGCCTTAAACTCATTCGACCGCCCGATTTCTTTTGTCCGATATACTCCGCAAAAAGAAGCCCATGATCACGCTTACAAGCTCTAGATAGCGTGTCATAATCAATGCCTAACACTCCTGCTATTTCTTCACCTGTGCATTGTATAGCGCACATTTTATCAACCTGTCCCCAATCAATAGGAATGGTTGAGCCTTTAGGTCTATGTGCTGGTTTCTTATCTGTCATGCCGCACCCTCAATTTCGTTAATCATTTCAATGTATGGTTTGCCTGTACTTTCATTAATGGCTTGCTTGCCTGTAAACTCCTGCCAGCGTTTAATGATTACGTCACAGTATTTAGGGTCTAGCTCCATCACAAAGGCATTACGGCCTGTTTGCTCTGCCCCTATAAGCGTTGAGCCGCTACCACCAAATAAGTCTAGGACGTTCTTTTGCTTTATATGGTTGCTGAACGCTCTAACACTTAACTCAACTGGCTTTTGCGTTGGGTGCATATACTTGGAGTCTTTCTTGATTGACCATAGGTCTGACTCATTCTTTATATGCCCATCTATCTTGCCGTTGAATAAGCAGAACTCGTGCTGATGCCTATAGCCATTACCAAGGCCAAATACATTCTTTGCCCACACCACACAAGTCTTGTACTCAAGTTGGTTTTGTAGGATTCCGTAGAAATTCCAATTACACCAAATATAATAAATTGGCGGGTCTATCGTCTTAATGGTCTGTATTACATCGTCAATAAAGGTGGAGAAATCATCATCGCTTAAATTGTCATTTTTAATAACATCATGCTTGCCGCTGCGACCATTAAACGCCACGTTATAAGGGGGGTCTGTAAATAGCATATCCACCTTATGCCCACCCATTAGCGTATCAACCGTATCAATGCTTGTACTGTCACCACACATTAGCCGATGGTTGCCTAACACCCATACATCACCTTCGACCGTTGTAGGCGTTTCTGGCGCTTCTGGTACGGCATCCTCATCGGTTAACCCTTCGCCCAATTCTTCAACAATTAAGCTATCTAAAAAGTCATCGTCAAAACCTAATAGATCAATATTAAAATCAAGCTCCTTTAGGCGCTCCATCTCCACCCTTAAAATATCTATATCCCAACCGCTATTTAATGCAAGCTGGTTATCTGCTATCACATAGGCTTTGCGCTGTGCCTCTGTTAAATGGGATAGACGTATGCAAGGAACCATAGCTAATCCTAACTTCTTAGCCGCCATTAATCGTCCATGACCAGCTATGATTCCACCATCACCGTCAATTAATATCGGGTTAGTGAATCCAAACTCTTTGATGCTGGATGCTACTTGCATTACTTGATCATCTGAGTGCGTTCTTGAGTTATTAACGTAAGGAATTAAATCCATTACAGCTAGTTGTTCAACCTGCATATAATTTCCTTTTTAATTTTTAATATTCCGATTGATCTATTGTCCGATTACTGTTTTCATCGACCCATTCTTCTGCCTTTTCCATCAATAGATCGTCTTCTTCATTGCGCGGCCTGTATTCCACATCAATCACTGTGTTAATCAGTAAAGAAATGATGTTCGCCCCTTCCATAATTATGTCATGCTGTTTATCACTCAATTTTTAACTCCAACTATTAATTTCAATCTTGCCTGTTACCCCATTAAGCCGTAACTGATGAATGCGTTTGAACTCTTCCCTATAGTGCTTGGCGATAAACTTAACTTCGCGTTTAGCCAATCGACCCAATGAGGTGTCATTTGATTTCTCTCTGAGTATGTCGATAGCACCTTGGCCTAATAGCTCTAGCTTGTGATCTGAGTGAAGGTTTGGATGAGAGCCAAGATACGAGTGACAGCCGTAGCAAAGTGACTCAGCGTTATCTGCACAGAATCTGATGCCCCACTTACCTCGTCCGTGGTAGTGAGAGCAATGTAGGCCCATACGTCTACCCTCTTCGTAATAGGTGTGACATCTTTCACAGGTCCACTCTGCTGCCGCCCTGATACAGTCACTAAAGGCTTTGTCTGCTGGAGTGCGTTTAATAGCTCCCATTAAGCTGCTTCCCTGTATTTGCTGTATGTTTGTAATGATGGCTCTGACCAGGCTACGTTATGCTCTGAGCCAAAGGCATAGATCACTTCAATTAATTGGGCGAAACCTTCCTTGTCTAGCTTGCTGGTTCTTTTACTCAAACCTACGAAGCCACCATCAATGCCTGGCACTGCTCGCTGCTTACCGAGGCTAGACATAAACATATCTTTCCAATCCTCACTGTCTAGCATTTCGCCATACCAGCTAACTTGCTTTTTAACATCAGTGAGCATGGGCCACATTTTGCTATTTTGGCTAAGGCTTCTGGCTGGGCGCTGTAGAATTACCTCCACTGGCCCTTTAAATAGCCCTTTGTTAATCATGGCGCTAACTTGCTGGATCATTGCAGACACGTTTACGCTGGTAACTTGAAACACAGCTTTATCGCTCATAGTGCAGCCGCCCATTCACTCATTGGTAGCTTTGCAAGTTTTAGACTCATTCGTATATCCCACCCCTGAGAGCCTAAATTATTACCTGTTGGCTCTGCTATTTTGCACTTATGCGTTATGGGCTGTAGCCTGTAATTAGGATCATCAATCAACTTGTACTCATCCAAAGGAAACTTATTAACTCTGCATCGATTTATTAGGGTTATATCGTAAAGATCCACTTCAAACTTCTTGGCAATAACCTTTGCAGCAACGCCAGAATTAATCTTTTTAATTACATCTACGCATTGATCGTGATCAAGAGTCATGCTTCTGCCCACACCATTGATTTTCTACCCGTGACTTTGCATGGGCGCGTATACGGGTTGCTGACAAAACCTTTAAACCTTAGCTCTGGCAAACGCTTCCACGGAGCAGGAATGTTATTGCTTAATAGTTCAATTTCACGGGCTGTTGAATCAGGGTTTTCTTTGACGATTTTCAATAAAGCAAACTGGTGAGTTACCGTCATGTCTTGAATCGTTGCATATGCCGCTTTGCTGTTTTCGTGAATCATGCTGTTTTCTCCGTTGCAATCTCACCACCTAAAGCGATATAGCCAGCCGAATCGATCCAACTATCAACGTGGTCAATAGTTTTAGTTAATCGGCAAATCTTTACACCTGTCATACAAAGAGCCACCTGTTCAGCCGACACTGAGTGACCAAGAATTACCGTCCAAATCGTGGCTATATTTCCAAAGTTCTCTGCGGCATTTCCATAGTCTTTCGCTCGTTGACCGTCAATTAACTCAGCCGCTTTACTTAATAAATCTGATCTATTCATGCTGTTCTCCGCTTGTTAAACTTCCGTGAAGCTATTCTTCTAGCCGCTGGGTTCATCATCGACTTAACTATATGACTGAGGCCGCCTGACGCACCGTTAGCGCACTTTTCTATGGTTAACCCTTGTGCGAGGTACTCCCTAACTAAATCATCGTTATATGGGCTTACAAGCGCATCTGGCTTTAAATATGATTTCATTGGTAAAGATCCGCATGGCTCTGAAAGCCTCTTGCCTCGTTGAATCTGCGATGTTCTTTTTTTAACATTTGAACAGTTTTAACCGAGCGGGCGAATTCTTCGGGTGTTTGATGGCCTGAATCCTGATGCCAGCGCATTAACTTAATCTCGTTATCAATGGCCTTTTGTCGATTCTTCTCAGATACTCTTCGACTGCCAGCTAAAATTGAAGCTGTAACTGCGTTCTTGAGTGCTGGGTTAGTTCTTATTACGTTTTCGCCTAAAATCATGCTGTTTAGTCCTTTAAAGTGATTATTGTTGTTTACCAATCGGTGTTATCAATATCCAGCACATTTGCTGTGATGTTCCTTCTTCGTTGCTTATCAGCGTTAACAACTTGGCTATTCAAGTTCTCTGCTGGATAAGTTTTTAAATATAACGTCTGGAATTTATCTCTGAACTTGCTTGCGGATAGAATATTACTATTCCAAAATGAATCCTTCCTAGCCCAAGTCCAAACCGCAGCCATTGTGTCGTAATCACGGTTATCAATTTCACGGATCTTTCTTACCGTGTCTGCCCATTGTTCTAAATTAGGCTTTTTAAACCTAGAGTCTTGAATCAGTAATGACTGATACATACGTTCAGCAAAATCTAAATCTAAATCATCAAATTTTATATTTGCTGAGGTTTTAGTTTTTATATATGGTTTTTTATCTGTGTTTATATCTGGTATAGGTGGCGCAATTATGGGAAATCCATTGCCCAATTCTGGGTTATCCATTTCGCAAATATGGGAAATCACTATAGGTAAGGCTTTGGTAGAATATTCAGGCATTGAGTACCACTTTGTACGGTCATAGCCAATCTTGTTATGGTTGCCAGAAATCAACGCGCCCGCGCTTTCTAACTCCTTTAATAACCTTGATATTTTCTTTGCATTTAGGTAAGGCCATAACTTAGCTAAAGCTGCTGCTGAGTTGAATGTCCATATAAAACCATCAATATTATTTGTGCCGTTTGCTTTATTTTTTTCTAGCCAAAAGCGGAAGTTATTAAGCATTACAGCTTTCTCGACCCCGTATAAAACAGCTTCATTGACACAAAATGAATGGTTCATATGTCACCTATTTATTCTATTTGTTCATTTCGAGAAGAGGCTGGTATACATTCACTTCACGCATTTGTTCATCATAGGCAATCATTATGAGATCACGTATCACATTAGAAGGATCAGTATTGGTGTGTTCCGCACGTAGCTTTAAAAACGCATACCCCTTATCACATAAAGTCGAGCTAACAGGGTTTGATAACTTGTCCGACATTACGCGACCCTCTCTGACTGAGCAGTTTGATTTGTTTGAGTTAAAAGCTCTTGGATCTGATAGGCACGAAGGGCAGGAACAAATTCGCCCCACTGAGAAACGGCTGAGTGCTGGATTCCGAGAGCATCAGCTAGTTTTTTGACACCACCGAATGTGTCTACGGCTTCTGACTTAAGTATTTTCATGTAAGATATGTTACTGCAGGCACATTATGCTGTCAACCTCTAGAACACTAATAACATGTAAGCTGGCTTACAAGAAAGAAGTAAAAGCCACAACAATTTATAGCAAAGGATTTAAAATGTTAGACCTTGGAAAGCGAGTTAAAGGTTTACGAAAAGATCAAGGCTGGACACAACTTGATTTATCAAAAAGAACTAACTTAAGTCGTGGGCGCATTGCCCAAATCGAAACTAACCCTCTAGCCGAGGTAAAAGGCGATACCCTCGTTTCTCTAGCAAAAGCATTCGGGTACTCTACTGAACAGTTAATTTCAGATGACGAGCTTGGGCTTTTGAAAGGTTTGAAACTGCAACCGATTACAAAGAAACTCCCAGTAATAAGCTGGAGTTCTTTGCCTAGTATAATAAAAGGCTCATTTAAAATGGGTGATAACGACCAGTTTGTAGGATGCCCCTATGACATCGGGGATAATTCTTTCGCATTAGAAGTAAAAAATGATGTCATGACTTCGCCTAATGGCAGGTCATACAATAAAGGAACGCTAATTTTTATTGACCAAACAAAAACCCCAAAAACAGGAGATAGAGTTATTGCAATTAATACATTCACCGATGAATCAGTATTTCGAGAATACGTTTTGGATGGAGGTGTCAAATATTTAAAGCCGCTTAATGTGGCCTATCCCATTCAACAATTTAACGAATATACTAAAATAATAGGAGTAATAGTTGGCTCTTATACAGCCGAATAATATCATGAATACCTTTTTTAACTATTCAAAAATGCGCTGCAAAAAAATGCACTGGATGACTGAAATTACAATTTGGGAATGGCATTGTACATTCACAGACTGTAACAGCCAGCTAATGCCAAAAAATGCAGTTGGAGTAACGCATTCTGTGGCGTTAAGTTGCCGTAGATTCATAGGATCAAACGATCAGCCCAATGGCCCCAACTAAATAAACTTTACAAAAATATCAATGGCCCCGCCTTTATTACAGCCTGGAACACTTCTTAGTAAATCCTCATAAAACCTATTTTTTAGCAACTCACACTAACTTTTTCACTCATTTCATTTACTCTGCTTGCTTTCAAGTGTTAGTTGGCTTACACTATAACGCATACACAGTAACGAAAGAGCAGAGCTATGAACGCATACAACAAAATTAACAAGCACTTCAATCGTAATGAATGTGGGCAAATCGTAACCCCAGATCTTGCTGAGTTTATTTCTGAGTTTACTGCTCAAGATTCTTATACAACGCCAGAAGGTTCGGTTGAGCCAAACGATTTGCTTGAGGATATTTGCACATCGAACCGCCAAATTAAACACAACGATATTCAAATGGATGCCTTAAAAGGTGAGCAACTTAGTGATGCTGATGCTGCAGCCAAATGGCGCGGATTGGTTTCGCTCATGAATGCCGCTGCTGCCGACTTTTACAATTCTAATATTGTTCCTGATTATCAGAATAGTGATTTATGAATATTTCAACGGAAACTTGGATTATAAATACAGTCGGTTGCTTGATCTGGGCAACTATTTCGGTTTGGTTTTGGGTAGGAATTTCAGCATGAAAGACTTAGCCATTTTAATAATAATCTGCATTTTAAGTGGGGTGAATACATGAATAATTTAGCACAAATCAACCCGAACATTGTTTATGAGCCTAGTCAGACTACTCACTGGAAAAACTTATTTCCAAATAAGACAATGCTTCTTGGTTCGCACAATCTGAATGAAGGTGAAGAGCTGGTTGCAACTATCGATCATGTCGAGATGCAAAGCATTAAGAACAAAAGTGGGCAAAATGAAGAAGTACCAGTAATCACTTTTATTAATGCTCCACCAATGGTGATGAACATTACCAATGTAAAAACCATTGCCTCTTTGTACGGCCCTAGTTACCACCACTGGAAAGGCCAAAGCATTCAGATATACGCAACACTGGTAAAAGCATTTGGCGATGAGATGATGGCTTTGCGCGTTAGAGCAGCCATTCCCGACACTAACGAAAACATTGACCAGCATGTAAACAGCCTTAGTAATTGCCAAACAATGGAAGAATTAAAACGCGCATTTACAGCAATACCTAAACACCTAAAGGCTCGCCTAACTGAGCATAAAAACACCATGAAAAATAAGATAGGAGCAGCCAATGTACAAGGTTGATATGGAGCAGAAGTCTTTAGATTGGCTTAAAGCGAGGCATGGAAACGTCACTGGCACTAGCCTTAGCAGCGCACTGGGAGCCCCAGCAGTTCAGAAGACCTTGATGTACTCGCTTATAGCTGACCGCATGACTGAGGTTCAAATGAGCGGTTATCTAAGCACCCCTGCGATTGATAGGGGAAATGAACTTGAGCCATTTGCAATTAAAGCTACATCGACTGAAATAGCCATTGATTTTGAAGAGACAGGGTTATTGCTGGACGACAAATATCCACGCTTTTCAATATCACCTGATGGCATATTTGAAGATGAAAACGGCTTAATTATAGGGGGCATTGAAACAAAATGCCCTAACTCTAAAAAGCACGTTGAGTACCTGATAAAAGACGAGATACCTAAAGAGTATTTAAACCAAGTAAAAGCGCCTTTTATTATGTCAGATGACGTTACATTTTGGGTATTTGCCAGTTTTGATGATAGAAATTATGAACGCCCACTATTCGTTAAGACAGTCACCAGGGACGACTTTGATGACATTGACGAATGCAGGGCAAAGCTACTTAAATTCTTAGATGTGGTCAATGATGTCCACATGGATTTAACTTTTTAAATAGGAGTAATACAGCATGGCACGAGGCGTAAACAAAGTTATATTAGTAGGTAATGTGGGCGGTGACCCAGAAACTAAAGCTATGCCATCTGGCAGCATGGTAGCGAATATTACCGTGGCGACTAGCGAATCCTGGAAGGACAAACAAACGGGACAAGCACAAGAGCGTACAGAATGGCACAGGGTAGTTTTCTTTAATCGCCTAGCTGAGATTGTTTCCGAGTATGTACGTAAAGGTTCAAAAGTCTATATTGAGGGCTCTTTACGCACTCGTAGTTGGGAACAAGAAGGTGTTAAGCGATACAGCACTGAGATAGTGGCTTCTGAAATGCAAATGCTAGACAGCCGCGAAGGTGGTCAGCAGCAGCAGCAAACGCCACAGCAAAGGCAGAAACAGCAAGCGCCAATGGCTAAAGTACCACAACAATATCAAGCGCAACAGCAGGCGCAGAACCAGCAGCAGGCAAGGCAAGCAATGGATAACGCCTTTGATGATGATATTCCATTTTAGCACATAGGTGATTATTATGAACTCAACAGCAAATTTCCCAATAGATTATCAATTTAACCCTGAGATTGATAATCGTATGACTCGCTCATTTGTCAGTCCTCATACACTTATTGAAGAATGGGATTGTCGCATCGAAGTAGAAAAGGCGGCTGATTCATTGCTAAATTTGCGATATGACGGAACCAAAATCGAGCCAACACTATGAATAATTTAATGACCGAGGCAGAGATTGCCACAGTAACAGGCTTCACCTCAATGGCTAAACAGTGCGAAGTTTTTAAAGACCATGGCATCCACTATGTGAAAGATCGCAATGGTTGCCCACACGTAACATGGTTCAGCTTTAATAATCCCACCCATTTGCGGTTTAATAATAATTTGGCGCATAATGAAGAACCAGACTTTTCGGCAATGGGTTAACTATGTCACCACGCAAACGCACTAAAGGGCCAGAATGGCTACCTACTCGCTGCTACATGGGGCGGGTGTCTTATGAGTACCACCCAAAGTCTGGCGGCTCGGTCAAGCTGGGCTTGCTGACTGAATCAAAAGAAATAATTCTAGCTAAGTATTATTCGGCCGTATCTTTGAGTGAAGAACCCACTGGCGCGTTTAACCAATTGATGCGTGAGTATTTCGCAGGGTCTAATTATTTAAAACTAAGCACTAGGACGAAGATAGATTACGTGGGTTATGGAAATCGGGTGGGTCTTGTGTTTGGCAAGACAAATAAACATAGAATCAAGCCCCAGCATATAAGACGCTACATGGACCAAAGGGCAAAGACAACAATTGTTCAAGCAAACCGCGAACATTCATTTATGAGCGCGGTGTTTAGCTGGGCGTATGAGAATGGCAAGGTTAAGGCTAACCCATGTAAAGGTGTGCGGAAATTCACAGAACCGCACCGCGAGCGTTACATTGAGGATTGGGAGTATAACGCTGTATTGGCAGAAGCTAGAATCAAATGGCCTTTGTTATTTGCGGCAATGGAGATTTCTTATTTATGTGCTGCCAGACAAGCAGACGTTTGGGACGCAGAAAAACCTGATATTAGAAAGGAAGGTCTTTATATAGAGCAAGGAAAAACGGGAGTTAAACAAATTAAAGAATGGACTCCAAGATTAAGAGCCGCAATCGATGTTGCTTTATCTGTTCAAAAAGTTTCCAGTTTAAGGTATCTTTTTTGTGATAAGAAAGGAAATAGACCCACGCAAAAAACAATGGCTAAATGGTATGCGAAGGCTAGGGTTCAAGCTAGAGAGAAATATGAAGCTGAAACCAACAAAGAATGGATAACTGATTTTACTTTTCACGACATCAAAGCTAAATCAATGTCTGATTATGAAGGTGAAGATTTAAGGCATTTCTCAGGGCATAAAACGGAAGCGCAAGCTCAATCCTATAATCGCAAAGTTAAAGTCACTCCAACGCTAAAACCTAAAAATTCTGTATATAAAACCAGCACTGTATATTAGGCGAAATATTAGGCGGTGTTAGGCGAGAGTGGTTACTATCGCTGAAACGCCCGTATAATGGAGGCCGAACGCGGAATCGAACCGCGGTAAACGGATTTGCAATCTGTATGCGTTTCTTTATAAATCAACAACATACCACTCCCTCGCCTAACAAATCAGCAAAAAACAGGCCGCTAAAACCGCCACTTGTTCATTTTCAAACCACTGTATATTAGGCGAGATAATTTATTTTTCTAAACCCCTTTACATCTATTCAATTTGTACGTACAATATACTTATTGAATCAAGTTAATAAATAAAGGTAGATGATTATGAATACTTACACAGAATTAGAAGTTATCACTTACAACGCAATCCTAGATGTATGCGGTGAAGATTATGCCGCTAGTATAAATGACATTGTTAATGCCATTGGTGAAAGTGCTAGCGTGTTAAGAGGTGTTCTTTCTTCTCTTATTAAAAAGGATAAGATTACACAAGAGGATTTAGATGGTATGAATGTATTTATGCCCTGCGAAGATGGTGTATGTTATTGCTATGGCGGTGACGCACTTGATAACGAAGAAATTGCTTTGTTTGTAAAGTTAACAGCATAACAATAGGGGCTTTGGCCCCACTAAAAGGAATTAACATGAAGACACCAACGAACGACTACGAAGCATTATGCTTGGCGCTAGAACTTGCAGTGACCGCTCCCAACGAGGA